ATGAAGGCGGCGCTACTTGCCCTGGCCCTGATGGCACCGGCGCATGCTGAGGTGGTCGAGTGCCCGAAGTTTTACCCGGCTCAGGCAAAGGCGCGCACGGCGTTGAGCGGCGCCGGCATGTTCATCGGCGAGAAGGGCGGCCAGGGAGAGCTTGCCGGCGAGCGGCGCGAGGCGAAGGGTGGGTGGGATGCGAAGTTCGGCTTCGCTGCCGGTGACCAGCGTTGGCTGGTGTGCGTGTACGGCGCCAGCGGCAACACCACCTGGTGGATGCAACTGGATCCGAAGACGACTAGCTGTGCGCTGCAGATGCGGAAGGGTGGGCGTGGCCCGGCCGACGTCAAGGCGACGTGCCGACCAAAATAGCGCAGCACGATCGTCGCCGCCTATCTACCATTGTTGTTTAGATTCACGGCAACTTGAATCTTTGGCAATATCAGTTCATTATGTGCGCCTTGATCGAAAATTGACGGGCGGCATTAGTATGAAGCGAATTGCGTGGATTGACGCAGCAAAAGGAATCGGGATTTTCCTCGTCGTGCTCGGGCACACCTTGCCATCTACCGCGAAAAGTATGGCCATCATCTACGCATTCCACATGCCGCTTTTCTTCTTCCTATCCGGGCTTACAGCCAAGAGCTGGGTGCCGGGATCCGCGCCGACTTTCGTGCGGGGGCTCCGGAGCTTAATGGTCCCTTACGTTTTCTTCAGCGTCGTATCCATTGCGGTCTTCATTGTGTCGCGCGGCCTGACGTCGCAGGTTGAGGCATGGGGTGCGCAGCTGTGGGACATGTTGTATGGAGTGTCGGGCCGCGAGGGACGCATGCGCTATAACGTTCCGCTGTGGTACTTCACCTGTTTCATCTGCGTGCGCGTTCTTTTCGCTATTCTCAGCGCGAAGGTACCGAACAAGACGGCGCTGATTGCCTTGGTTGCGACCGTTGCTGCATTCACGCATGCGTACGTGCTCCCGAGCTACGCGTCGATGATCTGGAATTTCGATGTTGCACTGATCGCGCTGGTTTTCTTTACCGCGGGCTATGCCACCCAGGGACTCAACATTTCGCCGCGCACTTGGCCAGCGGCCTGGCGCGCCGGCGCGGCGGTGCTGGCCCTAGTGATGTTTGCCGCGGCTGTCGTGCTGAATGGCCGGGTGGACATGAATGGGCGCGAATTCGGAAGCCCTGCGTGGTACTACGTCGGCGCATTTGCGGGGATTGCCTTGAGTGTCGCACTGGCGACTTACATTGCCAATGTGCCTTTCGTGAAAATGCTTGGCCGGACGTCGATCGTGATATTCCCGGTACACGCCCTTTTCTGGCTGCTCCCCTACAAAGTTTTCTCGGTCGTCAACTGGTATGCCTTCAAATTAACGCATTCCGATTTTTTCGTTGCCGTGATCGTGTCAGGCATCGAAATCTCGATCTGCGTTCCGCTTTATTTCGCTCTTGAGAAATGGGCGCCGGTTTTGATCGGCCAGTCGAAAAAGCGACCAGCCCGACTGGCACCAGCGCCAGCCTTTGCGCCGGCGTCGTCGGCAGATGAAATAGCTCCAGCCGTCTAATTTGACCAGATCAGCGCCACCTCGGCTTCGCGGCGAAGCTGCAGCCCGCGCAGAACCCGGCCGCCGCCGCGAATCCATTTTCGGAACTCGGCCGGCACCTCGCCCCAGCGGCCAGAATTCACGCGCTTGCGCAACGTGCTGGCCGCCAGGTTGCCGGCGCCGAGGTTGAAGGCGAAGTCGATGAGCGCGGCAAGGCGCTGCGGCGTATCGACGGTGGGGCACAGCTTCAGCACCGCCGGCAGGTACACAGTGCGCACCAGCCAGAGCAGCAGCGCCTCGGCGCGGGCGCGCGTGATCGCCGGGTCCTTCAAGGTCACGCGCACGCCGTTCTCGTAGTAGGTGGCGCCGTAGCCGATGGTCGGCACGCCAGCCGGGCACAAATAGGGCATCAGAAACAGCCCCTCGAACCGCCGGGCCAGCACCGCCGCCACCTGGACGGCAAGCGCCTCGAACTCATCCCGCAGCATCACTTGCCCCGCTTCAGCAGCGTACGGTCGGCGACGAAGATGCCCAGCGCGGCGCCGACCAGCGCCCAGCCCTGATCGTCCAGGGTCCAGCTGTGCCGGTGGAGGTGCAGGCTCCACAGCAGCATGCACTCGGTGGCCAGCGCCGGCCGGATGATGCCGTTCCAGATGTCGACCACCGCGAACCCGGTCTGCTTGCCCGTCAGCTCGACGGCCTGGCCGAACACGCCGGCGTCGATCCGCGACAGGTCGGCCTCGCCTTGGACGCGGATGGTCTGCACGCCCAGTTCGGCCTGCACCCGGATCGATTCCATGTTGCGCGCGTGCGCGGCGCCGTCCAGCTCGCCCTGTAGGCGCAGGCGCTCGATTTCCTGCCGGTGATCCTGGCGCGCCGTCAACCAGGTAGAGACCTCGCCCCAGATCATCCGGAAGACCGATCCGCCGAAAAACGAAATGATGGCCGACATCATTTCGTCACCGTCACTTTGAATGCCTGCCAGAAGGCCAGGACCAGCCAGCCGATCGCCGCCAGTGCGCCGGCGCCGACCATCTTCGTCAACGCCTCGCGCACCAGCTTGTTGCGCAGCTCACGCCACTCGATCACCGACTCGTGGTATCGGCGGTGGCCCTCCACGTCGTCGGCCGGAAAGCCGGAGAGCAGGCGCGTAGTCGCCGCCTCGGATTTGGCCGTCTTGACGGTCAGGATGTCGATGTTGGCCATGAGCTCGAGCTGGCCGTTACGCAGCTCGTTCAGGACCTGGACGAGGGCGGGGCCGCCGACGCGCGCCGCTTCTTGTTGCCATTGTTGGTTCATTGAGGCCTTTTCAGTAGGCGTAAAAAAACCCGCCGGAGCGGGTCGGATGAGGTGGATCAGCGATATTCCGGCGGGAGCTGGGAGCGCGCCCGCTCGGCCTCGTACGAGGCGCGGCAGTGTTCCGGCTGCCAGAAAAAAAGCCCATCAACGATGGGCCTCAGGATGTTGTACGGCCGGGCTGCCCTCAGTCGCCAGCAGCGCGCGCTGATGGTCTCGTCGCTGTAGCCGCCCAGGATCGCGTTCGCCAGCTGGTCGAAAGCGATCGCTACTTCACGCAGTCGGCTCATTCGGCCCCCACCATCAAAGTGTATAAATCGGCCTCAAGCCGCCGGGCAACCGTGGCCACCTCAACAGCATCGGCGGCGTGGCGCACGTCCTCCTTGGCCGCGAGCCGCATATCGCGGATGTCGTCCAGGAGCTGGTACCAGCGGTCGGCCGTGAGGATGATGTCATCGGCCGCCTGTTGCGCGGTCATCTCGTCGCGCCACTTCGCCGCTACCCAGCCGGCCACGTTGCGCGGCACGTCGCCGGTCGGGTACCCGGCCGCCTTGAACGCGCGCGCTTGGGCTTCCGCCCGCTGGTATTCCGGCGTATTGGTCTGCTTGGCGATCACAGCCATCCGGGCAGCGTCGGCGGCGCTGTCGATGAGATCAATGGCGGCCACCACCTGGTCATCGAGCGGCGCCATATCGACCCACGCCGGGCCGGCATCGGTCCACATGTATTGCGATGTCGGCGTCGGCGCCGCACTCATCTCGATCTTGCCTTGCCAGGGCATCCAGACCACCTGGCTCGTCGGGAATGGCGGCGGCGGGCCGGTCAGCGGCCCGGTGTAGCCTTCTGGATCCGGCTTGCCCATCGCACCATATTTGAACTCGATGCGGCGAGTTGAGGGCTGTACTGCAATGTGTTGGGACATGGTTTCCTTAGCTCGCGGTCACGGTGACAAGCTGCTGCGTGTTGACCGTATTGCCGCCTTTCGTTGCCGAGCAGTTGATGTAGAAGTCGCCCGCATCGCCCGCGAGCGCCGCGCCGCCCTTCATATTGATGTGCAGTTGCATACGGGCGGAATTGGAGTCCTGCACCAGCCAGCACGGCCATGGGCCGCTGACGGTCCAGTTGAACGACGCACCGTCGTTGCCGGTGCTGACGGCTACGGTGTACAGGCCCGCATAGGCGTCCGTGCTACCTCGATAGAGCGTGTAGTTGTATTGGTTCTGGCTGTTGGTAATGCTGAGATTGAAGGGCGACAGGACCGGGTTGATGATGATCGGACTATCCAAGCGCATTTGGCGGCCGGAGTAGGTAAGTCCCGGCATTGCAACTAGACCAGTATCGAACTCAACTTGAAAAAAGCCCCTGCCGGGATCGTCTGCGTTACCAGCCAAGATACCCCGCTCGGTGATCTGGAATCCGCCGCCTCGACCGCTACCGGGCCAGCGCCAGCTTCCGTCGTAATTTCCGGTTGCGATGTAGCCGCCCGGCGCGATGCGAAGCGCGCCGAAAGTGCCATACGCTGCCTGTAACTCGTCGCAGAATGTCGCCTTGCCGGTAGCGGCATCAATGACGAACGTGTACTTCGTCCCGTTGTGGCCAATCAACCCAACCGGAGTAATGGCGATCCCCTGACCACCACCACGCTGACCGCTGTTGGCGTCGTACGTGAGCGAGCCGACCACGACGCCGCCGCCGGTAGTGATGGCGATCGGCGCGCGCAGGATATTGCTTGCCTCGGCGTTGAGTCGTTTTCCGATCTCATTGTTAATGGCCGGAATGTTGTCCCATGAGCGCTGCCCGTTATATGCCCGGTCTGCGACGAGTTGCGCCTCGGTATTGCCGACGTTCGATCCTGCTGGCGCGCCAACAGTAGCGCCGCGCGCATGACGGCCGATCCATAGCCCTGTAGCGCGAAGATAATTCCCGGCACTGAAGTCAAAGCCGCTCAGTTGCAACCACGGCAGCACGTAGGCAGGAACGCGCGTCACCCCATCAGCGCTCATCATTGTTGCTGGAATTGGCCAACTAGCCTCTTGATATAGCCATCCAGAACGCGGGCCTCTACCAACAACAGCAACCCACCCAATAAGAGCGCCATCAGCGGCATAAACCTGTGCACCGAAAGCCCCGCTATAACTTGATGCCCAAGTGTTCAGCCATGCCCCGAAAAACAGGGCTTCACCCGCAGTGACATCGATGCGGTTATCCCATGCAACCACATCGCGCGCATGGGTCACGAGACACTTTGCGAACGGCACGGCATCTGGGTTGCTCCCTGGCTCGGCGCTTTTGGCCTCAATACCCTGCGCGGCGTCCCATCGTCCTTTAGAACCGTCCTCAAACGCACCCTTTTTTACGAGATTTGAAATATCTTGCGGTTGTCCGCTGATGTTGGCGCCCCAGGTCGCGCCCTTAGTGGCGTCCAGATCGCCGGTAAAACCCGCTGCCGTACGAATGTTGAGCGTACCGTCGAGCACAACGTCGCCGCGCAGGCCGATCACGGTCTGCCCGTTCACGGTGCCGATGACGAACGGGAATTTCGCTGCCTGCCCCGGCAGCGCCACGGCGAACCGATCGGCCAGCACGATAAAGCTGCTGGTCGGCACGCCGTTGATCGGCGTGCTGGCCAGGCCATAGCCGGCCATGTAGCCGTTGTTGTCGATCTTGACCGTGTACTGCGCGCCCAATCCGCTGATGGACTGACCCTGAATTTCGAGCGTCGAGGTGTGGCCGGCGACGGTCGTACTCAACTGCTGCGTGGCCGATGCGATCGCATCATTTGCCTGCGCCTTGCTGTATGCATATTCCTGGACCCACGCCACGGTCGCGCCGGCGCCTTGGTTCAGGGACTGGAATTCGGACCGCAACTGGTTTGCCGTCGCCGTGAGCGAGCTATCGGCGTCGGCCTTGCTGTACGAATAGGACTGCGCAAAGGACTTCGCCGCCGCCAGCGCGCCGTCGGCCGCGCCATTCGCGTAGCCCTGGTATGCAGCCTGGATGTTCGTCCCGAACGCCGAGAACGAATCGTTGATCGTCTGCTGGCTGTAGGTGTACTGCTGGACGTAGGTCCTGTTGTCCGCCGCCTGCTGCGAGATTGCGGCGATGCGGGCATCGGTCTCAGCCTTGACGCGCGCTGTCACGCTGCCGGCGACGTCGGCACCGCCGTCGATTAGGGCAATGCGCGAGGTCAGCGCCGCGGTAAGTTCGTCAGTGGTGATTTGCCCTTCGAGGATGGCTTTCAGATCGCCCGCGGTCAGGTTCGCCCCGTCGCCATCCACGCCGTCCTTGCCGTCCTTGAACTTCGAAATGGTGCACGGCCCCGTGTAGAGCTGGCCGTTGACAGTCGCGCTGGCAATGACCGTGACGCTCGAGCCGGTCATTGCAGCGCCGGTGACCGTGACCGACTTGGCGGTAGGATTGGTCAGCGGCGCACCAGTAGCGTTAAAGGTGAGCGGCGTATCGAGGTCGATTAACGTCGCGGTGAAAGTGATAGTCTCCGGGGTTACCACACCGTCGACGTCGACGTGGAAGGCCGGCGCCGACGGTGTCAGCAGGATCTGCGCCGACGCTAGGTTGACCGTCCGCGCTGCCGCGCCGCGCAGCGTGACGTCGATGAAATTGACTACAGTAGCCATGCTGCTCCTTCAGATTGATTCGACGTCCAGCTTCGTGCCGTACCGGATGGCCATTTGCACCGCGATTTCGGAGTCGCTCATGCGCTTGCCGATCAGGGTGTGGTCGCGCTCGAGCGCCAGGTCGGCGTGGCCCGGGAACAGGCTGAAGAACACCGGCCGGGCCCGGCTGCCGCGCAGGATGTTGGCCAGCGTGGCCCGGTCTTCGGCCGGCATGTACTGCAGCTCGATCGATACCTTCTTGTGCGCGGTCGACGCGCGGCTCATCAGGTCGCCGGCATCAGTGCGGTAGTGCGTGGTTGCGTCGACGTCGGTTGCCGAGGCCGAGGTCGGGTTATAGGTCGGCGCCCAGTACTGCCCAACTACCAGCTGCGCGGCCTCGATGTAGCCCTGAGCGTTGTTCATGTCGGCCAGGTCGATGGCGAAGGCGCGGAACTGCGTCGCCGGGAACCAAGCACGCGCGTAGGCGCCGCCGCCGTAGGCGTATGCGCTGGCCGACTTGGCTGCAGTCCAGCCTTCCAACTGGATCGCCGGCGCCGGGCATGCCGGCACAATGCCGCTGTCGTAGTCGTAGCTCTGCCAGGCGTCGATGTAGCCGGCCGGCCTGACGCCCTGCGACGTGCCGCCGGGGAAGTACGAGGACAGCGCACCGCTCTCTACCTGCGCGCCGAAGATGTGCACCACGTCGCCGGCGCTCGCCGAGTCGGGCGCATCGACGCGCACGCGGTAGCTGCCGCCGGTGGCAACGGTGCAGGTGGCGGCGTAGCGCACCCAGCCGCCGGCCAGCGGCCGCATATCAACCGCCGAGACGAAACCGCCCAGCCCGCCGATATTCCAGAACCAGACGCTCGGCGCCTTGCTGACGCTGCTGCCGACGCCCTTCAGGAAAATCGAGAAGGTGTAGGTGCCGGGCGACAGGGTCAGCGTTTTGTCCAAATACGGATCGGAGCCGGTCGCCGTGACGGCGAACGCGTTCATCGAGCCATCCGGCGCCGCCACACCGCCCGCCAGATTCAGGCCGACCTTTTCCCAGCTCCCGTCGCCGAACGCCTCGCTGTAGGTCAGCAGGTTGGTCTTGCTCACCTCGTTCGACAGGCGCACGCGCATCGTGGTCGTCGGCGAGAAGTTGCCCAGCAGCGCGACGCCCGACGCCAGCTCCGGCGCCGGCAGCGTGCCGCCGATCGTGGCCGCCGTGCCGCCGGCGCGCCACACTTCCGACTTCTTGTGCACCTGCAGGTTGGTAACCGCCAGGGCGCCGGCCGTGCTGCTGGCCGTAAGCGTGGCGAGCAATGCCAGGTTTCGGGCGATGATGCGGAGGTTTGCCATGGGTTCCTTAAATCGTGACTTCTACCGTGACGGCGTAGGTGCCGAAGTTCGTCGTCAGGCTGGTGACCAGGCCGGGCTTGCCAGTCTCCAGGCCGAACCGGTCGCTAAACAGGTTGCGCGCCTCGCCCAGCTCGACCAGCATGCCGGCCGGCGTCAGTTCGACGCGATAGGTCGTGCGCGGCACCTTGACGATCGCCAGGCGCCGCTCGGCCTCGGCCTTCGCGTCGGCCAGCGTGAGCAGGCAGGTATCGATCGGTGCCGGGTCGGCGTACAGGCTGTAGGCCGCCTGCGTCGCCGCGTCGACAGCGGTATAGGTCTGCCACTCGGTTGCGAACATCTGCTTGTGCTCGGGCAGCAGTGAGGTCTGCAGGTTCGGCTGGGTCGTGTAGTTCCGGCAGAACCGGATCTGCACCGCCGCCGCCACTGTCGACCGCGCCACCGGCACCAGCGTGCCTTCGGCCTGCATCGAGCGCGGGATGCTCAGCGTCGCCGCGGCCGGGATCGCGTACTGGATCAGCCGCAGCTTGCCCAGCATCGATGGGATCACCTGCGCGCCCTTGCTCGACGCCAGCTGCGCGGCGGCCGCCAGCACGTTGGTCCGGTCCAGAATGGCCAGGCCGACCTGCTGCTGGTTCGCGGCATCGAACAGGGTCAGGTTCGCCGCGTCCATATCGCTCGCCGCCATGCGGGTCGATTCCTTGCCGTACTGGGTGGCGAGAAGCTGGAGCAGCTGCGCAATGCGGTTGCGGTAGATGCCGCCGGTCTTGTCGCCCTGGACGCTGCAGGTCACCGCGCCCGGCCCGATTGCTGTGTTGAACGAGAACCGGCCGTTGGTTGGATCGTCCGTCACGTCGGTCGAGCGCTTCTTGCCGTCGGTGCGCGGCTCGATCAAGCCTTCGGCCGCGGCCCAGTGGTAATAGTAGCGCCCGGTGACGCTGTCGAACTTCGGCGTCATATTGGGCACTTCGCCCAGCGCGCCCGGGATCAAGGTGCCGTCAGCGAACTTCGCTTCGGATACGGGCGTGTTCAGGCGCTGCAGCGCATCACGGAACTTCAGGACCAGGGTCGTGCGGTCGGCGCCATAGGCAATGTCCGCCAGGTTGCCGACGAAGGAGAGCCGAAAATCCGACTCGTCCCACCGCACGTCGCCGACATAGACCTCGACCCGCTGGTTTGCCCAGACATCGGCGAACCACGAATCGAACTCGCCGTTGACGTTCCAGACCTCGACGTCGCCGGCGGACAGCTTTGCATCGCCGTCCATCGAGATCGAGCGGCTGATCTCGAGGTCCTTGGCGATCGCGGCGACGTACGGCGCGCCGGCCGGACCCGTGAAAGGTCCATTGGCCAGGCGCCGCACCACGGGCTGCCCGCCCACCAAGCAGTTCACGCGGTACAGCGTCACGCGCTGCGCGGTCGAGTCATCGAGCCACGCAGCGTACTGTGCATCAGAGATTGTCATTCCAAAGTCACTTTCTCAACTGCTTTGACGGTGGTTGTCGTCGCGACCTTGTTCAGGACGTTGACGATGGCTTGCTGGCCCTCGGCGTTTGCTCCGATCTGGTCGCCGGTCTGCGCGTTCTGATCCTTGCGCAGGCCTGCCACCTGGGCTTCTACTGCCTTGATGGCGGTGCCGAGCGCCGACAGCGCAGTCCCGATGACGCTCGCCCCGCCGGACACCGGGGCGGTGTTCTGCGAAATCGTCGTCAGGATGGTGTTCGCCGCGGCCAGCATCCCGTTGGCACTTTGCATGGCGTCGGTCTGCGAATTCATCGCGGCGAGCTGCGCCTGCGCGGTGTCGACTTCGTGCGTTGCCCAGGAAGCGAACGCGGCGGTATCCCGCTGGCCTTCTGCGAAGTCAGCCTGATACGTCGAGTCGGCGCCGTTGAGCTTTTGCGAAGCCGTCAGCCAGGCGGTCAGCGCGTTGAACACGCCGTCCTGTGCTTTCGTGTCGCCGGCCATCGCCGCGGCCTTCGTCGCTTCGTACTGCTTGTGCAGTTCGCCTTCTTGCTGCTCCGGCGTCAGAACCGACAGGCTCCCGGTCAGCATGGTGTCGTTCAGCGACTTGGCTGCGTCGCGGAATTTCTCCATGTTGGTAGCCGTGTCGGCGAGTTTCTGCGCCGTCTGGACCAGGTCGTACAGTGGCCGGTTGACCTCGGCCAGCGCATTGCGGGCTTTCGCCGCCAGCTGGGCCTGCGTCATCGTCACCTGGTCGAGCTGGTCCTGCAGGTCCTGGCGCTCGTCGGCGACTTCCTGCTCGGTCTTCGTCAGGTCGACAGCGGCCGCGTGGGTTGCGGCGAATGCCTCCTGCAGGCCCATCAGCGACGCGAACAGCTTCTGGCCGGCCGCGGTGCTCAGGTCCTGCCCCAGGGCGACAGCCTTGAACTGGTCGCGCGACTTGACATAGCCCAGGCCCAGCGCCGCCAACTGGTCGTCGACGTACTTGGCCACGGGCGCCAGCTGCTCCTGCTTCGTCAGGAAGTTGGAGCCGAAGCTCGCCGTCTGGCTCTGGAACTGGTCAATCCCGCCCATCAGCGCGATCAATCCCTCCCGGGCCGCGATCGACTGCATGCCGACGCTGCCAAACGTCTTGCCGATCGCCTGCAGCGAAGCATCGACCTTGGCATAGTCCGAAGCCACCCGCACCAGGGTTTCGAGGTAGCCCTCGCCGACCTTCTGGAACTGCTGCAGGCCGCCGACGGCCGCCGCCGCCATCTGGTCGCCCAGTTTCGAGAACACCGACTCGAGCGCCTTCTGGATCTCGTCGCCGGTCATGCCCTTGAGCGAGACCTTGCCGATGTCGACCACGAAGTTGTTGAGCTGGGCCTCGAAGCCGGCACCGGACACGCCGAGCAGCTTGCCGGCCTCGGTGACGCTGTCGGCCATGCTCTTGACGATCAACGTGAATTGCGCGTTGGCGTCGGCCGTAAACGGCGTTTTCTTCGTGTCATGGTCGTCGCTGCTGAACCACCCGCCGCTGGTCTTGATGTCGGCGTACTGACTCGCCTTGGCGCCGCCAGCAAGCAGGGCCACCAGCGAAGCCTTGTCCAGAGTGAAGCCAGAGTCCTCGACGCTTTGCTTGCCGCCGAAGACCGAGGTGGCTACCTTGCCGATGAAATCGCTCTTGCTGGCGAGCCAGCCGACCGCGCCGCCGATCAGCGAGCCCAGGCCCGGGAGCAGGACGCTCCCGACAGCGCTCAACGTTCCGGTGAGGACCGCATTCGTCGCCGTCGTCGCCAGCCCGTTGTTCGTGTTCAGGTTGATTTTCGGATCGGCGATGTCCGTGCTGCTGACGATCTGACTTGCGAAGCTGCCGATGTTGGTCTCGATCGCGCGCAGCGACGTCAGCATGCCCGACAGGTAGTTGATCTGGGTGCTTGAGTTTGCCGCAGCGAGCTGGACCGCCCTGGCGATCGATTCCGACTTCGCGTTGCCATCGCCCAGCACGGTGCCAGCGCCTTGGGCGGCCTGGCGGTCTGCCGCAGTGGTGTCTGCGCCGCCGCGGCCGCCAGAGAGAGCAACGCCCAGGCCAGTGACCAGCGCGGCCATTGCTGCCATGCGGGCAAATGCGGAGTAGGGGTCACCTTCACCCTGCGTCAGCACAGCATTGACGCCCTTGACCAGGCTCAGCGCCACCTCGGCGCCATGCAGGACCTGCGAGGCTGCATGCATGGCCGCGTAGCCCTTGGAGCCTTGGTCGAAGAAACCCTGCGCCGCATCGGCCATGTCGCCGTAGCTTTTAACCTGCGCCTGCGCGCCGGATAGGTACGCGCGATTGATGGCGTCGATCTTTTCAGGGTTGTCGGCCGAAAGGCGTCGTGCCGCCGCCAAATCCTTTTGCGCGCGCAGCTGGCCGGCCTGGCCCTCTGCATATGCCTTGAACATCTTGCTGATGGCTTTGCCGCCTTCGCCGAAGGCATTCGTCAGGCTATCCGAAATGCTCGCCCCCGCGCGCTGCCAGTCTTGAATGGCCTGATCCGCAGCCTTTTTCGAGAAGAGGTCGGATTCTTTCTGAGCGTACCCATCGGCCAAACGTTGCCGAGCCACCCGCATGTCTTCCAGGTACTTCAGGATCACCTTGGCTTGGGCGACTTCCTCTGGCGTCGCGTCGGCGCTTGCTTGCTGTGCCATGAATTGCTGCTGCGCGGCGATCGACAAGTCCAGGCGCGCGACGGTTTCACGCTCGATCGCGCTGCGCGATTTTTCGTGAGCGCCATTCGACTGCTCCAGTTTTTCGGCTTCGCCGTTCAATCCGGACAGGTACGCATTCATCGCATCTTGGCTAGCCGATTCCACGGCCTTTTGGCGCGCGCGCTCCTCCTCATCCATTACGGTGCCATCATGGAAATATTTCGTTTGCGCGGCGCTTTGCTTGCCGAGGATGTCGTCGATGGCTTTCTGGTTTTTCGCCCGTTCCGCCTCGGTCGAGTTGTGATGCGCGCGCAGGGCGGCCAGCTCCTGGTTGTACATCTCCTGTTCGCTCAGGTAGATGGTCTTGAGGTTGTCCTTGCGGCTCAGGAAATACTGGCTGTCGCCCAGTTCGCCGGCCTTGTGGCGGATATCGTCCAGGCGCATCTGGTAGTCGGCATATTCCTTGTCGGCGGCTGAGGCGTCCTGGAGTCGCGCCAGGTGGTTTTCCAGGGCCGTGTTGTCGGCCTGGTCGACCTTGGGCTTCGGATCGCGGCCCTCGGTGTCACGAAAGGTCGGCGTCCCCACATACGTTTTTTGGTACAAGTCCGCCAGCTGCTTTTGCGCCTCGGCCTGACCCTTCGCACCTTTGCCGGCCGCCTGCGCCAGAATGGCGTCTTGGGCTTTTTCGTAGTCCTGGTCGACTTTCAGCCGGGCCGCTGCATCCGCCTTTTTCTTCTCCAGGCGGTGAGCGCTGAACTCGTCATATGCCTTGTCCATCCTGTTGAGGTGGCCAGTCATGCCGGCTTGCTCTTGTGCGTGCCGGGCATCTTCTTCTGCGAGCTCGGCCTGGCGGGAGGCGTCGATGCGCTTCCCCTTGTTGTACGCGTCGATTGGGTGGGCGAGGGCGTCGGTCGTGAAGAAGGTGTCGGCCACCTGCGAGTCATACTTTCTGCCGATAGCGGTCCGCGCGTCCATGTGGCGCGCGAAGGCGTCGAACTTCTGGATGTAGGTGATCGCGTTGTCGACGGTACCCACGATGCCCACGAAGACCTTGGCGATGCCATGGCCCCACTCTTCGAGCTGGTTGTTCTTGGCGAGTTCGCTCACCTCGCCGTTGGCATCCTTCAGCCCTTGCGTCAGGCCCATCACGCCGACGGTGAGCACTTCATTGAAGGTCTCGCCGAACTTGACCTTCAGATCGTCGACGTAGCGCTGCATCGACAGGATCTGCTTGCCGGCCGTGCCCATCGCCGCCTCGTAGGTGCCGGCGATGTCCGATCCGCGCTCGATCACGGCATTGAGGCGTGCCTGCACGCGCTCGTTTTCGGTCAGCTCCTTGGTGGACTTGCCGAGGGAATCCGCCATCTGCGCGTATGCCGCCTGCAGGTTGACGTTGATGCCGATGTTGCGCAGGATGAGCACGTTGCCGCGTGAGACGCCATTGACGAGGCGCTCGAAGGCCTCGGACGAATTGATGTTGCCGATCACGGCCGCGTCTTGGGCGATGCGCGCCAGCTTGCTCGCATTGACCAGGTCGACGTGCGCCTGAACCAGCTTAATGGCGGAATTGCGCGACTCGAGCATGGTGATGCCCTGGGCGGCGATTTCCTGCGATGCGTGCTCCATCTGCGTGCTGGTGTAGCCGGCGGTCTTGCCGACGGTGGCCAGCACGACGCCCAGCGTCTCGTAGCGCGCGGCCATCAGCGCCGACTCCTTGACGTAGTCGGCAACTTTCAGCGCGGCATAGGCGCCGGCCAGCAGCTTGAGCGCGTCGCTCAGGATGTTGGCCTTGTTTGCGGCATCTGCCTTGGCCTGTGCCGCAGCCTTGACGGCATCCTCCTGCGCCTTGATAACCGCGATCGATTCTCGGGTCTGCTCGGTCACGCCGAGCTGCGCCGCCTGGTAGGCCATCAGCTGCGAGCGGCTCATGCCGATGACGGCGGCCTGCTCGCGGAATCGTTCGATGAGCTGCACCTGGCCCAGGGTGAGGGAGGAGGTGGAGTTGCCCAGTACGGCGTTTGCTTGGGCTGCCGCTTTCGCTTGGTCGGCCTGCGCCTGCATGATCTTGGCCGTGTCGCTCATCTGGCCGTTGCTCACGCGCACCTTCTGCTCGACGCGCGCGCTGGCCTCGCCCAGGGCGTCCAGCGCCTTGGTGCCCTCGACTACCGGGCGGCTATCCAGCTGGATACCAATGCTTGCAAAATCCGTCATCGTCCGCCCATGAAAAATGCCCGCGTCGGCGGGCGTTGTGATGCCGGATTAATCCTCCGGCAGTGTTTCTTTCGTCTTGCTGTGATGCGCAACCAGGTCCGCGTCGAGCAACTGGATTACCTCCAGCTCGTACGGATTGAGCCGGATGCCTTCCAGCTGCTGCCACGCGACGATTTCGCCCGACAGCCGGCTGACGCCGAACCCGGTGTTCTGCCGCATCTGGCACAGCCGCTGGAACCATTCCCACACGTGGCTGAGCTCGTAGGGGAAGGGCAGGGGAGCGAGCTGCTCGGGCGTCTGGCCGGTCGTCCGTTCGATGACCTCCAGGTGCTGCCGCAGGGTGCACCCGTCTCCCTGCGGCTCGGTCAGCTCTAGCTGTTGTCTTGCGTAGCTGCGGAGGTGCTCTGCGATTTCGGCAAAAAATTGTTGTCCTCGGCCATGGCGTGCAGGATGCGCTCGACCCAGGTCGGCTTCTGCTTGAGGATGGCCGGGATCAGCGCGGCGTCGAACTGGCGCGGCACCGGCTTGCCGTCGGCATCCTTCTTGGTCCAGCCGAACCAGCCGACGACGACGGCGGCGGCGCGCGCGGCGTTCTGGCCGTCGACGATGTCGACCACCTTGGCGGCGCCTTCGTCGGTCTTCAGGTCCAGCGCCTTATTGCGCTTCGCCGCTGCCTTCTGGTTTTCGATGCGCACGGCGCGCTCCGCGGCGCGTGCCTGGTCGCTGTTGCGACTGACGATGCGGAAGCCCGAGACTGCGTTGCCCTCGTCGTCGAACAGGACGCCGACGTCGAACGTGAGTGGCTTATCTGCGCCGCCCAGGATGTCGTCGAGGTCGAAGCTTGCTGCGGTATTGGATTGGGTCATGGTCTTGCCTTTCTTCGCGGGAAAAATAATGCCGGTGCCTGCCGCCGCTTCCCCGCGAAGGAAAGACGGCGGCCGGTCCGTGCTCGGTGTGGCTTGCGCCAATATGGGTGAGGCGTTACGCCTTGCTGTCCTGGATGGACAGGATGGTCATGTCGGACGGCTGCGCGGCCCCGCCGGCAGCGTTGAGCTGCGCGGTGAACGGGTAGGTGCGGATGATCGCCTTCTCGCCATCGTCCGGCGCGTCATCGGTCAGCTTGATGGCCGACAGGTTGATGGCGACGAAGTCGGCACCGTTGGTCGTATCCGCAGCCATCACGGCAACCAGCGACGTCACGGTCTCGTTGTCGTACAGCGCGCCCAGGGTCGTGTTGTCGAACAGCGCCGAGAAGGTGCCGGTCACCTCGACGCGGCCACGCGACATGTCCGGATTGAAGTTCGAGCCGACGACCGGGCCGACTTCGGTCAGGTTCGCCTTGATGGTCATCGAGATGCTGGTGATACCTTGCTGCGGCACGCCGTTCGCCAGCACGACGCCGCGCACCGCGGTCAGCACCGGGGTACTGGTGGCGGCCGCCGGGCTGGTCAGCACTTGCGCGTTGCCGCGCGTGCGCACGCCCAGGCCTTGCGAGGCGAGCTTGATCGTCGCGTTGCCGCTGGCCGGCAGGCCGATATCCGCCTGGCCGATGCGCAGGTCGGGGAACAGCTCGCTCTTGCTCAGGTCGCCGTACCACTCCTCGACCGTGAACAGAGTGTCGGTGTGGCCGGTCATCGGGGCCAGGGACTTCTTGCCTGCGACGGTCATCACGCCGCCGGCGACCGGGCCTTCGGCCACCATCGCCGAACCGTTGATGGTCACCACGGTGGCGACGGTGGCCGTCAGGGCTGCCACCAGCAGGTTGTTGCCCGCATTCGCCGCATTGAACGACCCGCTGCCCACCGTCACGACGTCGCCGATCTTGATGCCGTCGGCCAGGTACGAGCCGGTGCCGCGCGTCACGGTGTAGGTCGGGCCGGCGCCGGCGATGGTGATCGCAGCTGCGGTGGTTGCCGCACCGGCGGCGAACGCCTTGCGCAGCAGGCTCTGCAGCGGCACGGCGTAGGTGCCCGGCGACAGCAGGCCGTCGAAGTCCCACGACGTGGCTGCGGTGCCCAGGTTAACGCCGGTCGACTGCTGATGCTGCACGATCTCGTCGTTGGTGTAGGTGGCGCGCGTCTTCTTCGCCACCGAAGTTTTGCGGCGCAGCACCTGGCCACCGGCGCCGGTCGCGGGAACGCCGAGGCCGGTCTGGGCCTTGATGACGGTGATTTTGTTAATGCCTTGTGCAACGGTCATGAGGTGAGCCTTTCAAAACGAAAAAGGCTCGCACGCGGCGAGCCCAAAAGAACGACCGCAGACTGCGGCCGGGGATTAAATCAGGGGTTTATGTCGGCATGGAACGGCGCGCGCACAACGACGCGCCAGCGATCGCCGTCAACGGCGCCGCCGGATGCCTCGGGCGTCTTATCGATCTGGACGGTGATGCCGCCGGCGGTGAAGGTCGAGCCGCGTTTGAGCGCCTGCCGGATCAGGCCGGCGCGCGCGGCAGCGGCTGCGCTGCCCTCGCCAGGCGGGTACAGCAGATTCACCTGCAGGACGCCGAGCTCCTGGTAAAAGCCGTCGCCCATCGTCGGATTGCCGGGCGTGGCGAACAGCACGTGCACGTCCTGGTATGGCCGGCCGGTCACCGGCGTGTATTCCTCGTTGGCGTGCACCGTGTCGACCGCAGGGAAGATCGCGTCGAGCGCGCCTTCCAGCGCGTCACGGATTGCGTTCTGGCTCATAGCTTGTAGCTCTCCCATCCTTGGGCGAAGTCGGCCGCACTCGTGCCGGATTTCACGCCGTTGACCGCGTTCTCGACGATGTTGTTCCACTCGACGACGGTGATGGCCACCAGGCCCACCGGCGCCTGCCTGGACCAGCCTTCCTCGATGCGCTTGGCGTAGGGCAGGTTGTTGACCATGTAATAGACCTCGCCGGCCCGGGCGACCGACACGACACTCGCGTGCGCGGCCAACGTCGCCGAGCCGTCCTTGTCGATGACGTTCTTCGTGCCGGAGGCGGCCGAGCCGATCGACATCTGCCAGTTGCCTCGGAAGCGCCCGCCCGTGTAGCCCTTCGGCGGCGGCCGCTGCCAGTAACTGCCGTCACCCACCGGCGAGCGCTGAACCAGGCGGCTGTCGAGCGTTTGCAGCGCATACCGTACGATCTTGTCGGCGTCGTCCTTGGTCTTCTGGATCCAGGCGTTGATTTGCGCGGAGAAGGTGGCCATCAGGTTCCCACGATCATGTTGTAAAGCACGACCACGCCGCCAGGCGAGAGCGGGTCGACGTTGCGCACCGTGTAGAGCTTCGCGCCCACCTGCGCCAGGTCGCCGTGTTTCGGCTCGGGAAGCAGGGCTCCGGTCTCGGTCAGCGCGGACACGATCAGCTTGCGGTCGCCGGCGGCGACCAGCGTGCCAGCCTGCGTGGTGGTCCCGACGGCATTCACGGATACGGCGGTGTCGATGCCCCACACGTTGACCTCGGTCTTGATGGTGGGCACCGCGCCGTTCGCATACGTGCCCTTGGTCTTGCTGGTCAGGCGGATCAGCTGGCCGTCGGCGCGGAACGCCGCATCGGCCTCGCGGGCGTCTTGGTCGTAGCTCACGCGCGCTCCAATCGAATTCCCAGGCCGCTCCCGCCCAGCAAGGGCTGCAGCAGCAGATCGATGCTGCGGTACCGGACGTAGTCCGGCGCGCCGGCCGCGTAGACGGTCTTGATAGGCCCGATGGTCTTCTCGGCCACGGTCCGCCCCAGGTCAGGCGCCAGCTCGCCGGCCGCGGCGCGCAGCGCGAGTTCCGCCATCGCCTGAGTGATCTGCCTCGGGATCCCATCGCTCGGCAAGCAACCAGCGCCCGGCAGGCGCACATCGGCGCGCGGCCAGTCCAGCGCCTGGCCGGCATGCGCCCGGGCGCCTTTCCACTTGGCCGAGTACATCTGGCCCATGTAATCCGTCGCGCGGCGCAGCGCCTGCTCCTTTTCGATCACCTGCAGCAGCGCCCAGCGCGCATTCCCGCGCGCCGCATGGTGCGCATCTGCTTGCTCGACCGAAGCCAAGGATTCAGCGTCGTCGCGGCCTGTGCCGTCTTCAACAATCAGGGTCACGAACCGCCTCCGTTACGCAATGGGTCAGCTAGCGGCCGGACTTGCGTCTGGCCAGCGAGCGGAAACTGACGGGCCGGCGGTTCGTCACCTGCCTCCTTCGGCATTGGCTTCAGTGCCTTCGCAAGCGTCACCCCGGGCTCGCTGTGGTACTTGATCGGGTAGGTGGGCTCGTTCATCAATGATCCTCTCGTGCGAACCACATGGTTCTGTCGATCTGCTCTCCGTTCGCGCAAGGCAGTCGCACCGTGCAGAAGTTCGCCGCACCTGCCGTCAAGTCTAGGCCGCCGAGGTATACGACGACATCAGTACCAACAACCCGCAGGTTCGACACACCGTCTGGATGAGTCGCCAAGCTAACCCCAGCGCAGATGGCGGTCGGCTGCCGGGTAGCGTGCGGAGTCGTGCCCGAATCGGTCAGGTCTTTGGCGAACCCGAATTTGTAGAACCGGATGTCGTCCGGGTCTTTCGGGACGGTCCACTTCCCGTTTGCGAATACTGGATCACCCATTAGAAGTTCACCCTATTTGTTCCGCCGTCAAAACTGACGCGGTTTGTCCCGCCGTCGAAGTTCACAGTACGCGACGAAGATATTTTTGATGCATCAGGATCAGTGCCGCTGCCCGACGATCCCCCAACGGCCGCGCCCGGCACTAGCGAGCTCGAAGCAACCAGCGTCGCACCGCTCGCAGTGGCGGCTCGCGATCCCGATGCCGCTCCTGGCACCATCGCGCTCGAGGCGACGAGTACCGCGCCGCTCGCCGTAGCCGCCCGGGAGCCGGATGCCGCGCCAGCGACAATGCTGCTGGTCGCAACCAGCTGTGCACCGCTGGCGATGCCGGCCGCCGCTCCGACTGCCGCGCCGCCAACCATGCTGCTCGTCGCTACCAGGCCCGCGCCCGGCGCCGTCGCACTTTGGCTCGCTGTCGCGGCCGCTATCGCCCCGATCGGGGTAACTCCAATGGGCGAGTATCCGATCATGGCTTAAGACGCTGCCGCGACAGTAAAGTTGGAGAAACTGATGGTTGGCGTGACGCCGTCACCAGCATGCTGACTGTCCCCTTCGTCGTAGGCGTAGACGCCGACTTCGCCAGACACAGGCGGCAAATTAGCATCCGCATGAGCATCGCCTCGCGCCTGAACTTTCGTATCGGACCAGGTGTTGTCGTACTTGAGCCACTTCTGGTCGGACACGCGCTGAATATAAATGTCGACCTGATGCTGGCTCGCGCTCGACGATTTGACATTGAACTCGATGTCGTAGTCGGTCGCCGTAGCGAGGTTGGCGCCTGCGTTCATTTCTTGGCTGATATTGCTCTGCACGCCACCAACAGACTTCAGCGACTTGACCGCTGCGCCGCCGCTCTGGTTGAGCGCGATGTCCATACCGATGAAATTCTTGACGCCGCTGTATGGCACCAGGCTGGTACCACGGACCAAGATGGCCGCATGCTGCGTGACGGTCGTATGCGTCGCAAAACGCAGGCGCGCCTTGACCTTGACGTTACCGTTGAAAGCATCGTTGACGGCTTGCTTCGCCGAGGCGATCACGCCAGGAACCGGGCCGTTGTACGTGATCGCGCTCGAATCCGTAGAGGCGCCCCATGGCGTGCCGCTCTGCGTGACCCATCCAGTAGGAGCGGCTGGCGTAACCATGCTGTTGCTACCCGCCGGGGAGATGACGGCGCCGATATTGCCGTTGTTCTCCACGAAATCGGTGAAGTTGCGGCCGAGGTTCCCGCTCAGGACCATCTGATCGATTGTGGCGCCACTCTCGACAACGACCGGACAGCCAGACACTGCTGATGGCGCATAGAAAATCGAGTTGGCAAGCACCACCTGGCCGACCTTCGAACCCGCGACGAAGTGAATTTGCTTCGTCAGGTAGGTGGCGCCGTTGCTCGGGCGGCTGATGTACTTGTCGATCAATAGCTGGCCAATGTCGGCCTTCTCGCCAACACGAAGCGAGGGGAAAAGTTCATTGTTGAGCTTGTTCTTGGTGACGCCTTCGAAAATGAACTGGCC